ATTGGCGATAAACAACAAGATTTTAGTGATTATGAAAGTTTAGTAAGGCAAGGATTTACCCCGTTACAATGATAGACACTATTACACAGTCCCAACTTAATAAAAGTAGATTAGATAAGTTTTTACTCGTTATAGATTTACCCCCTATAATGCAAAATATTGTAACAAAAAGCCTCCCATCACCCGCTCCTTTTAAAAGAACAGGTACATTAGTTAATAAAAATAGTTTACAATTTTCTGTCTATGGTTCAGTGATACCTACAGTACAAGTACCAGACGTTGCAGCTGATTTTTCAGGCGGTACATATAAACTTTCATCTAACAGTAGACCTAGATACGAAAATATTTCAGTAAATTTTACAATCGACAACAAATTTAATAATTACTGGGTAATTTATAAATGGTTAGATATTTTAAGTGGTGATACTGAAGTAGTTTATAACCCAGATGATATTTTACCATCTGAACCCGACTCGACAAAGTTACCTACAAAACTTCAACCGCAGTCATATCAAACTAACTTTACTCTTTACGGTAAAGATGAGTTTGATACAAATGTTATAAAGTTTACATATACAAAAGCTTTTCCAGTATCATTAGGTAGCTTTACATATAACTACAGAGATCCTAGTGAGCTAGAAACTACTTTTGAGTTTGCTTTTTCTCAATTTTACGCTGAATTGATATAAAAGTTGTCCGAGAAAATATAAATAATAGTATATGGCTCGCACAATTGAATCTCCAGGCGTACAGATTTCTGAAATTGATCTATCATTAAGACCGGTTGTACCAACAGGCACGAATATTCTTGTTGCAGGTTTTGCTCCGCAAGGGCCTACCGATGAAATAATTCAGGTTACTTCTCTATCAGAGTTTACAAATATTTACGGTGCTCCTCAGACCCCAGCAGAAAGATATTTTTATCACTCTGTAGCCCCTTTATTTAACACCCAAGCTAATGTCTATACATATAAGCTACCATATGGATCTAATAACGGAACAGGTTTTGGAGCTGATTACGGTGCATTAGTTTATCCATGCTCTGCAATTGCTATCGATTATACAAATAAGCCTTCTGAATACGGCTTATTCTTAAACACATACAACGCTCAAGCCTCAGCAGTTTTATATGTAGTCGGTAAACCTACACACTTCCAACTTACAGCTCAGCAATACGATGATATTTTACAGAATAGTGGAGGTTTCAGTTGGAAAAACATTCCAAGATCTTCATTCTCCACATTTAATGATTTAGGTAATGCTGGTATTATCGTTCTCAATAAAGGACAGACAACAGTTAATAATACTTTTGAAGGTTACTATATTGGTATGATAGATAACTCAAATCTATCTCCAGCAAGTAATTTCGACACATTATTAAATGTGCAGTCTGTATCATTAAGTGCTTATAGAACAGTTAATTATACAGTTGTACCAACAACAAGATTAAACTTTGCATTATCATCTCTTTCTGATAACCAATCACCAAACGTTCTACAACCTGGTCAACAAGGTATCAGCGTATCTGAAGTGCTTGAAAACGCAAGTCAATTCAGTCTAGATAGTAGAGATTATGATGACGTACTTACTTTAGGTGTCTTCAAGTTAAAGCAATCAGTGTTCGCTCCTGATACAATTAAGCTTGATTATGTTTTCAGTGAAAAGTATATTGGTTCATTAGACTATTGGAGACAAATTAATACTCAACAAGGTGGCCGTCCTGCAAGTTTCTTCTTAGAAACAAGAGAAGACACTTCACCAAACGTAACCTTACTCGTTAATGAGTTTATCTCTCATAAAAATGGCCAAACATGGCTTAACTCATTGGGTGTTCCTTCGAACAAGGTAAGATTGGTTACAAAGAGTTATGCAACGCCTATAACTCTCTTACAGTCACAGCCTCAGCAGTATGGATTAACCAATCCTACAACATCCGCAACACAAATTACGTTGCTCTCAGGAGCTTTAGGAACATGCTTTAACGGATTTGGCCCTGTAGATTCATTATTTACAATCGGTACATTCTCTAATACAAACGCAAAGACAAAAGACTTAGGATCTATTCCTTTAAAGCTTGACAGAATGTTTGATATTGCAGAAAACACTGAAGTATATAATGTTGACATTTCTATTGACGCTGGCATTTCAACAATATTTGCTGTAAGTCAATATCTCGATGCAACTCCAGCGTATACCACATCTCCAGTAAAGTATTTTGATGATACAATTTACGTAACTGCTGTAACTGGTCTTTATACAACCAATCCAGAAAATATTACGCAGGAAGGTCAGACATTCTTAAACAACTATGCAAGTATCTTTAATAGATATTCAAATTTTGCAGGTTTAAGAAGAAAAGATCATTTGTTTATTGGTGATCTTCCAAGAAACATTTTTGTACAAGGTCAAAACTTCTTACCTTTACAAGATCCTAATAACAACTTCTCATTAAACGTTTATAGCCCAATTAAAAATGTGGTTGCACCGTTTAACACAAGTTACTCAACAGTTTACGGGAACTGGGTTAAAGTATTTGATACTGTTTTAGATGATTATTGCTGGGTACCTTTCTCAGGTTTTGCAGCAACTGCAATGGCTAATACAGATGCTCTATTCCAACCATGGTTTGCACCTGCAGGTTTCATTAGAGGGAACGTACCAGGTGTTGTGCAGTTGGCATTATCACCAAAACAAAAACAACGTGATCAATTGTATAAGATATCAGTAAATCCAGTAACATTCTTCCCTGGTGAAGGTTATGTCATTTACGGTCAGAAAACCCTATTAAAGCAACCAAGTGCATTTGATAGAATTAATGTAAGACGTCTATTCTTAAATCTTGAAAAAGCTACAGCAAGTACGGTTAAGTTTTTCGTATTTGAACCTAATACACTTCTAACAAGAACAAGAGTTATTAATACATTAACTCCTATTTTTGAAAATGCGAAGAATACAGAAGGTTTATATGATTACTTGATCGTATGCGATGAGCGTAATAACACACCAAACGTTATTGATGCAAATGAGCTCGTAGTTGATATATACTTGAAGCCAGTCAGAACAGCAGAGTTTATCCTAGTAAACTTTTACGCTACCCGCACTGGAGCTAACTTCCAAGAACTAGTAGGATAATATGACAAAAGGGCAAACAATAATATACGCAACATCATTTGATGCTAATGAACGCACTGGGGTTATCCAAGAGGTAACCTCAGTTGGCTATCTAATTGATAATATTTGGTATAGTAAAAAGGATATCAAAGTAAAAAATATTCTTTTAGATAACAGAACGGTTATATCCAACAAGCAACTTATACTTGGATAATTAAATAAATTTATGGCTGACGTAAAACAAACAATCGCAGATTTTTACACACAAGCACAGACAAGAGACTTTGCTCGTTCAAATCTATTCAGAGTACTTAACATTAATTTTGGTGATGGTAGTACTCAAATAATTGGTGAAAACGATTTAGTGTATGCTAGAACAGCTAGTTTACCTGCTAAAGCTATTACTAACGTACCAGCCCCTTATATGGGTTTAACGTTTAACGTACCCGGTGTTGCTACATACCCTGGTAGTGACGGTTATGTTATTAATTTTTACGCTGATGCAGCTCAACAATTAAGAGAAAAGTTCTTAACAGTAGTTAATGATACGTTTAATGACGCTACAAGTACTGGTAATTACTTTACTCCAAAGCAATCAGCTGTAATTGACTTGGTACAACTTGATAAACAGCTTAATAAAATTGCTCAGTATCAGCTTGTAGGGGTAAGTATTAGAAACGTTGCTGCTCTTGCTTACGATATGACCTCAACAGGTGATATTCAAAATTTTGACGTAACGCTTGCTTATCACTACTGGAGAAAAACAGGTTAATAACCAGTTATAATTAATTAATGCCATGCGGAAACGCATGGCATTTTTTATGATTAAATATTTGTATGCCTAGTATATTAAATGCTGTAGGTAATGCAACAGCCGGTTTAGCAACTTTAGGAGGTCTTACTAGACCAGGCGGGTTAGCTGCACCTAGTGTTATAGTTTCAAATATAGCTGTACCTGGAATACCTTTAATCAGTTTTAGAGATTACTTTTTAACGACAATGGAGTCATGGGTAACTACCATTCCATTACGTACGCAGTTTATTGCACTGTTTGATGTTTTTCCTTCTTTATTAAACTCATCAGTTATAAAAACCCTAGAAGGTAATATTGGGTTTAATATAGATCCAGCTAAAACAGCGTTAACTAACTACCCGCTTCAAGGGGTTGTGGGATGTATATTTTTAGATGGTGCAAATATACCAGACGATATATTAAACGCAACTAATGCCCCGATAGAAAACAATAGAGGATTTATACCCGGAACTATACTAGGGGATAGAGATGCATTTTCTGGAAGACCTTTAACTTTACAATTTAGAGAAACCAATACATCATTTGTAGATATGATAATGAGACCGTGGGTAATATTAGCAGCTCATAGAGGTTACATAGCTACTGAAAACCCTGCAGATAGTGTCAAATGTAATATCACCATATTACAGTTTTCTAGAACATATCAAAACATATCTCAAATACCTCGTAAAGTCTGGAACTTTTACAACTGTGTTCCAACTTCCGTATCAACTAGAAACCTTAGTTATGATACCGAGGCAGTTGAAAAGTATGATGTTCCTTTTATCTACGATAGATACAATGTTGATGCTAATTTATACATACCGTTACCGGATATTATATCTAAAATAGGTAAAGGCAGTATACCTAGAATCTCACCTCTACAAAGATGATATCAAATTATCAAAATTTTAATATTAATAATAAAGATGTTAAAATAAGAGAAATATCAT